TTTTGCTTCTCTAACGTTTCTATCCCAATCGCTTAATGGGGATAATGCCGCAATAATTCCTGCGCCACGTTTTGTGTCGCCTCCGCCAAGTTTAGTTGCTTCTTCATGGGCCTTTTCATACCACTGGTGCCCACCCTCAATAAACTGAGGTGATGCTTCACGGTACTTTTTAATAACATTTTCTACATGATCTTTAAACTGTGCTTGGGCAATGTTTTGATCCCAACGACCGTGAGGATTAACTCCAAAATATGCCATGTTATGCCCACGCAGGTCTCAAGTAAGCAAGCATTGCTTGACGTCTTGCGTTAATTTCTCCAGGTTGATCTGCAACAGTATTTGCTTTTCCATCATTTACTAAGTGAGGGGCAGGAGTTAACTGTGTTTGTGGTGCACTTCTTGCTGACATATAAACTACTGCGCCATTTATATTTACTGGCTTTGCTTTCATTTGACGTTCAATACCCATCATTGGGTGTACTTGTTCTGGCCAGTAGTACATTGATGGCTCAATACGCTCACCTTTGTGTACGCCTCTTTGATAAGCCTTCTGATTAACACGGTTCTTAATTGAATCTAATAATCGGTCATCTCTTCGAGATCGCATTGTTCCCAGATAACCATCTGGATACTCTGCTGAAGGGATACGGCCAACTCCCATACGGGATGAATCCATTGCATCACGGGCTATAGGTGTTCCTGCACCACCCTGATTGTTATAACCATAAAGTCCGCCACCACCAAGTGATTGCCAGTTCTGTGATGCGGAAAGATTATTTACTCCACCAGCCATTACACACCTCTATTTCGGCGATTTTTTGCAATGGTCGCATATACTTCATTTACTGAAATCTTCTTACCCTTATATGTAGCACCTCTGCTTATTTGTGCTTGTTCTGCAAACTCTTGAGCCTTTGGTTTTGGCTCCATTCTTTCATACTCTGCAGTTCTATGTGCACTGGCTACAAACTCTGGGTTAGATTCAACACCAGGAACTTTACGACCAAAGTAAACATTTCCACCCTGTGAACGTCTAACATCTGTTCCACCTAAATCATAACCAGCGATCTGTTTATTCTCCACACCAGCCTTGCGTGCTTCTGGAAGTGTTTTGTGTTTCACACTAATATCAGAAAATATTTTTCCGCCAGTTTTCCACGCTCCTTGATAAACATCACCTGTTGATCTTGTTGCGTGTTCTTCTTTAAAACTCTTTGCTTGTTCTGCTGTATAAGGAGCGTTTGTAATTTTTTCAGCACCAGGAACTGAAACCATAATTCCAGGTCCAGTAGGTGATTCTCCAGTTTTAAAACTACGACTGGCGCCACCTTGATTTGCTAATTCTGCAAACTGTTCATTACTAAGCATTTGGATTTGTACCCCCACGAGATTGAGGAACTGTTGTGGAGGTTGATGAATCATCCCAGTTAAATGTTGTACCAGTAGTTTTTTTAGATAAAGATAAAGGTCTACCGCCGCCAATGCTTCTATTTTTCCACGCAGTTGCTTGAGCAGCAGAACCTGCTGTGGAAGCACTTAGTGATAGCGGAGTGTCTACATCTGGCGTTTGTGGCGCCATTGAACTGCTACCGCCGAATTGTGAGTTCGACAATGGCATTTTAGTAGGAAGAACCCATTCCGCCCTGGAAGTTAGGATTTTGACGTCCAGATACTGATGGAATAGTTCTTGCGTTTGTCATTGTTGAACCTGAGCAAGGATCAATGCAAGGCATGGTTGCAGTAATTCTATGTGCAGCGCCTTTGCGTTCTGATGCTTCAGCATTTGCTACTAACACATTTTTTCTATTTGCTTTTGTGCCGTACATTGGCTCTGCTGCTTGAGTGTTCTTCTTTGGCATTAATTTACCAACTGAAGGTGTTCCACTTACATTATTAAATGTTGCATTTGCACCAGATGGGGTGTATTGATCTGGGCTCATATCTTTTTTCATTTTAATACCTGCTGACTCTAGATGGTTTGAAGGCATACCCATGCGACGGCGCATTGCATGACCCATATCTGTCCAATTTGCCATGGTGACTCCTTAATGTAGGTATAAGGATAGAACTAAATTAACTTGCTGTAATGGCGAATACAATGGCGGAAATTTCTCCATCACGGGATTCAATAGTGGTAAAACCAGGTTTACAGGTCAAATCTAAACCTCTAGGGGCAACATATCCTCGAGAGATAGCGATTGCTTTAACTGCTTGGTTTACCGCTCCTGCACCTACGGCACGTAATTTTACTTCGTGTTTTTCGTAAATAGCATGAGCAATTGCTGATGCAACACTTTGAGGATTTGAACTTGCACTTACTCTTAAAAAAGGTTCATCATTAGAAGGAATAACTTCAGGGTTAGTTGTCATGTTTAGTAGTCCTTTGAGTCGAATTTATGTACCGCTCCTAGAACATAGGGTAAGGCTAAAGTCTTGGGGCGTCTCTGTATTTGAAGTCTTTCATTTGTTCGGCAACTGCCTTCTCGACCTCATTATAGAAGTTTTTTCCTAAGAGCCTTGCAAGAGCGTAAGAATCAGCGGCATTATCATCATTAAATTCTATGCCCCACCTCTTATAAATTTGCAATAACATCTCCTGTTTTTTTGCATTACCTTTACCAGCAGCAAACTTTTTGAGGGTCATAGGTGGAACTTTTAAAGGATATTTTCTAGGGTCTCCTTCATCAAAGTAATCAAAGATTGTTAAACGAACCGTGGCTGATAACTCTCCTAAAACAAGGGCTGCATGACTAGCAAGGACGGTACCTTCCATTGCTATATCTAATATCGTATTATTGTTTTCCTCTAAATAATCAAGGTGATCTATTAACCATTGTCTAATATCAGCAAGTCTTTCAACACCAAAGTAAGGAGACTTATAAACCCAAGTAATATATTTTGTTGGGTCGTCAAATTGTAAAGCAGTTAGAGCAAACCCAGTTAAGGACTGGTCTATTCCTATGGTTACAGTACAGTCTTTTGGTAGTTGACCATCAATCGATTTTGTTGGCACGGAGTTCTCTTTCATCTATGACCATTTGCACAGTCCCTAGATAACCCGCCCCATCAACTAGGTTGTCTCTCTTTTGTTGGTGTACCTCACGACAAATTTTTACCCAAGCCATTGCTAATCCAACTTGTTCTTCAGTTACTTTAGTGTTAAAAATAACTTCCCACCCTTTAGCAATGCGATTAAAGTTGTCTAACGGATGATCGTAAGACTTATTACGATCACCCGTTATCAAACGCTGTGCTTCTTCAAGCACGGTTTCGTTATGGAAGTCTGACATACCGCCCAGTCACAAATTCATTCTTTGTTTCTGTAGTTGTAGCCATGATTGCATTGAAGGTCTCATCAAAGGTTGCTTTTCGATTTAACAACCACCATCCTGCTAGTGCTGCTGCAGAATTTGATGTACCAACAACAAACTTAGTAGATCCATCTGTAAGTTTTGTGTAATAACGAGCATTCAAATAGAAATCTACTTGACCCTGAGCACCATTGCTATATCTTGCGATATATGGTGCAGCATTTGGATCATAAGCATTAGCGCCAGTTCCATTCCATGGATTATCAGTTGCACCAACCGCTACAGAGTCTGGCAGACATGCTGGTGAGAATACGGCTCTCCTATTTGAGTCATTACCCACTGCGGTAATGACAGGAACATTTGCCGCCTTTAATGTTGCAATTGACTGTGCCATTCCAGCAGGAACTCGACAGTTACCCATCACAGCACCCTGTGCTAGTAGCACTACCGAGATGTTGTACTTCTCTCTGTTGGTAATAACCCAATTTAATGCAACCTGTACATCATTTAAGTTATAAAGACCTGCAACTCCTGCTGGAGTCATTCCTACAATTCGTATTGGAATTATCTTTGCAGAGGGATTTACAGCCGTGACAATAGATGCCATCTGTGTTCCGTGGTTTAGTTGCTTATCTTGAGTTGGAGCAATGTTTGCCGCTCCTGGTCCTTCCATACTTGAGTTAAGGTTTGGACATCTTGGAAGGTTAATTAAGCAAACCTCATACGCAATATTATTTGCAAATAAGGATGTAGCAACTCCACTATCAATGATTGCAATAGTTGGTTCGCTGTTTGCTTTTGCAGGTGATATAAGTCCAGTTATTAAAACTAGAACAAGCATTAGTATTTTTTTCATGTTATAAATGTATCCCTCCGTCCCATTCGGGACTCGTTTGTTCTCCGTGTTATTTCCCTCGAAACTAGAGTGATATCCCGTTCTTGATTTGAAACCATCATCTCTAATATCTTGCGGTAAGCATACCGCTCCTCGTGTATATCTCCTAATTTAATAATCTCTGGATCTGTAGCAATTTGAGCCTTGGCTAGGCTCACGGTAGCGCCCTTGGCTGCTGCGCTCATCTTTGTGATGAGCATCACATTCTCTTTCATGTCTAAGGCTCTCTGTGCTTCACGTTCTCTAAGTTGTGCTTGTACTAACTGAGATGCCAGATAGTCAGCCCAGCCAGTTAGTATGGTAAACATCTCTGCGAGTTGTTCACTACTTAAGTCTGTTATATCAGGAGGCAGAATTGCTTGTTCGTACTGTGGCTTAGGGAGAGTAAGTCCCTTCTGCATTATTACATCTATTTCGTTCATGCTTTTCCAAGCGTGTTACAGGACTTACATCCATCTGGGTTTACATTACAGTCAGGTGAAACACCTGCATCAACTGCATCTATCACCTTCTGTGCAGCATTAAAGATTCTTTCTACAACATAGTAATCAGATTTAATTGTGAACTCTTTATAATCTTGATCTGCTTTTAATTCATAGATAAAGACGATTTCGTTTGGAGCATCATCTCCAAATTGTCTCTTGGCTAACTCTAAGTACATCTGACCTTGAAGTAAGTGAGTTCTAAAGGGTCTGCGAATATTTTTCCAGGCCTTTGTAAGATCACCGTCTGCATCATAAAGTAGTTCTGGTGCCTCAAATCTAAGAGTTCCTGCACCAATAGATTTAATTTCTATAAGACAGTCATCTCCAAGACCTTTAACCCAACCATCTGCATGTCCATGAATACGTAGTGGCTCATACACTAGCGGAACTTCGTTGTACTCAAAGACAGATGGACCAGAGTTTACTTCAGAACTAACTCCCCA